TTCGATATCCGTTCAGCAAAACACAAAGAAACAGCTATGGAATTATTCATGAGGATCGTAGACTCAGCAGGCTATAGCCCTCAAACTTTTGGCATGAAAACTTCCGGGAGAGCAGAATCAGGTACGGCCCTAAGGACCCGTGAAAGAAAATCAGTTCAAACTAAGGCTAAAAAAGAGCGTTTTTTCGAAAAGCCAGTAACCGGGATCCTCGAAGCCCTACAAAAAATAGACAATCAATTCCTCAACCAAAACTATGAAATAGCAAGGCCTCGGATAGAATTCGAGGAAGCTTTCAAGCCTTCCATGGCTACCAGAGCTGACACACTAACAAAATTAGAAAACGCACAAGCAGCCAGCATCGAAACAAAAGTTCGGTACAGAAACCCAGATCTCTCAGAATCAGAAATCGAAGAAGAAGTCGAGAGGATCAAAGACGAAAAGGGCATGAACGTAGAAAGCCCCAACCTCAGAGCATAGATTGGCCCGACAAAAAAATCCAGACAAACGCAAAAGATTCAAGGAACGACACAAGAATAAATACCTTCGGAGGTACGAGGATGACTAAGCTAACAAAGGCAGAAAAGAAATTTCTTTCTAAGCATATTCAAAGGGCCATAAAAGACTTCTGGAATAAGGTGGACCACAGGAGAGGAAGGACTAACAATGGCAGCAAGTAGCTACGCTCAGGATATTGAGAGGACCTATGCTGACGCAGAGAAGGAAGCGTTAAAAGCCCTCAGAGATGCACTCGACAAAGGAAACCAGAAAAAGGCTGCCTGGGCAAAAGGCAAGCTACAAGAGATCCAAAACTTACGGGCCAGAGTCAGAGACAGAGCTATCGGAAGGATAAATAAAAAAGTCGACAAAGATAAAATAAATAGTGCGATAAAAGAATCCTATAAGCAGGGAATGAATCGAACCGAAGCTACACTCAAATCAGCAGGCCTTCCAACCCCTCTCGAAGGCCACTTCCTCAAGGTAGACCGCAAAAGAGTCCAGGCCTTAACAGATGATTTATATAATCGACTTGATAGTACAAAGCTTCGGGTCTTGAGATCCACAGAAGACGCTTACAGGGACGTAATCCAAAAGGCAACCAGGCCAGAGATCGTAGGAACACAAAATCAACGCAAAACAATACAAAGGGCCTTAAACGATTTTGCAGACAGAGGAATAACAGGCTTTACGGATTCAGATAACAAGCAATGGTCCATGAAGGCTTATACAGAGATGGCCACCCGGACAGCCCTAAACCGTTCAGCAATAGACGGGTCAATAGAGCGCATGAGAGGATACGACCAAACCTTAGCCGTAGTCGGGACATCTTCAGAACCATGCCCCCTCTGCGACCCCTGGGAAGGAAGGATCCTCGATGTTTCGGAGGACGGTTCAGAGGACTATCCGACAGTAGACGAAGCCAGAGCAGCCGGACTGTTCCACCCAAATTGTACTCACGCTATATCGCCATATATAGAAGGCCATACAGAAAAGCCAGAACCAGTAGAAGGTGGGGCCGAAAAATACCAAGAACGCCAGCAACAGAGATATAACGAAAGACAAATAAGGAAGTGGAAAAAGCGTCAAGCAGCTTGCATGACAGAAGAAGCTTGCGAAAAAGCCAAGAATAAAATCAGAGAGTGGCAAAAGAAGCAGAGACAATTCCTAGACAAAACAGGAAGACGTAGAAAATATAGACGAGAGCAAGTAGCTGACATAGACCTCCCGCAGGGTATGAAGGAAGGAACGACATTCGACCCGGAAGACCTAGAAAATACAACAGAAGCCGAAGACTACCTTATACAGAACTACAATATAGACGCAGATTTCGGAGACCAGGATCTCGAAGTAGTCAAGGACGAAATGCGTAAGTTTGAGCAAGTCAAGGAAGACTTCCCGGGCATAGCAGATTCAATCGACGAACTAGCATCAAAGAAAAGGCACTCGGGAGTCTTCGACGACCCTTACAGGAATAACGGTATCGCTTACATGAAAAGATACTACGTTAACCAGGATAACTGGGGAGACGAAGATCAAGTATGGGACAGAATCGAAGAACATAAATCAGATTGGGACACAGGGACCCACGGATGGGATATAAAAAATCCTGACCCAGGAGGTGTTTTCGTACACGAGCAAGGACACATAGTCGCCAATACAGAAAGACTTCAGCAAAGCATGGGGCTTTCAGGCAAAGAGTCCTGGGACGATTTATCAATCCAGCAAAAGCATGAGTGGAACTCTCGGATGGAGAGAGCGGATATGTTTGGCCTCGTAGAAGAAACCAAACAAGAACTCGGTTACACAGATGATATATCTTTTCAAGATGATATTGCTAATCAGCTAGGCGAATACGCCCTTAAAGATGACCACGAACTTTACGCCCAATCTTTTGAAAATTATTATTGCAGCGGAAGGACTCAACCAATAGCCAAAACGATAGTTGAAAAATCTCAAGAAAAGTGGAGTTACGGAGGTGAGAGCCAGCAATGACTCAAATAGAGCTAACAAAAGAAGAAAAAAAGTACGTAGAGGTAGATCCACCCAACGGACTTAAAATTTCTGAAGACGCTCCCGAAGACATACGGGAGACCTTAGAAAACGTACTTGGATCTACCTGGGAAACACACTTACCGCAAAGTCCAGAAGAAGTTGAAGAAGCCGAAGAATATATAAGAAAAAATAACCTTGAAGGATAGCGAGGTGATCTATAGTGCCTATAAAACAAGGTTACACTACAAAGAGCGGAGAACGTAAAGGCTACTACCAATGGGGAGATTCAGGAAAGAAATACTACTATACACCAGGGAACGATAGATCCAGGAAACGAGCAAGAGCAAGGGCCAGGAAACAGCAAGCAGCAGCAAGAGCGTCAGGCTACGATGGATAAAAAGCCATTCAATCCAATCAATAGTTTCGGAGGTGGAACTATGAGAAGAATTTTAATCTTACTTTTAGCAACAGGAATTATCGGATTCGGAGGCCTAGCAGTTACAGGCCAGCAGCTTCAGGAAGAAGGCGTACTCGATCTCGGCGTATCAGCCACATTTTTTGAAGGCGAGGAAGACCCATACTTACTCATGAGAGCAGATACTAAACCGTTCGGACTTCCTACAGTTATCGAGATCAAACCAGAAGCCGCTTCGGGAGGAAGAATCATATTACAGGAAGCTAACCTCGGCATCAAATACCTAGAACCTTTCGGGCTTACAGATACATATATCGGAACCAAAGCAGGGCTAAACTTTCCAGCGTCTTCCGAAGTAACTTTCGAGTACGGGGATCTTGAGGTATTCGTAGGGACAGCTTTTAAATTAAACGAATTTAACACCAGAATCCGTCCAGAGTTCGGGGTCCAGGACCCACTAAGTAAAGACCGGATATATAAAGGGACCTTAACCTTCCAATATGTCTTTTAGTCAGCTTGAAAGATCAATAGACAAATATATAATAGAAGTAACGACCACTCTCGGCTATAGCACACCGTCAAAGTGCTTAGGTCGGAGATCGTCACTCCGTAACCAAACGAATCCTACCACACACAGGAGCGTGAGCTACTATGCCTAAACTTAAAACTATACTTTCTGAAGAAGCTTACTCAGATGTAAAGTCCGAATTAAAAGACTCAGACATAGACGTAAACAGTATTTTAGTCAATTCGGAAGACAACGAATACGTTCCCAGAGAAAGACTAAACGATAAACAGTCCAGAATTAAAGCTTTAGAAAACCAATTAGACGAGAGAGACGACCAAATTAAACAGCTCAAAGAAGACACCCAGGCAACAGAAGAACTTCAGGACAAAATAGACAACTTACAGAAAAAAAATAAAAAGACCAGGGAAGAATACGAGCAAAAACTTCAGAAAGAACGCAAGGAAAACGCAATAGAAGTAGCACTAGCGTCAGACAAAGCCAGAAACACTCAAGCAGTCAAAGCGCTCCTGGACCAAGATAAAATAGAGGTCGAAGAAGACGGGTCTGTAAAAGGCCTCGAAGACCAACTCAAAGAAATAAAGGAATCAGAAAGCTACCTTTTCGACACCGAAGAAGACGAAGGACCTACTCGCTCAGGATCAGAGGTCGAAGGTGGAGGGAACATGGAAGGGCCAGAAGAAAACCCATTCAAGGACAAAAATAAGAACGCAACAAAACAAGGTGAGTTAATTCAAAATCAGCCAGAAGTTGCAAGGTCTCTGATCCAAGCAGCAGGAAAGGACCCAAGCAACTTCGGTCTATAAACACGGAGTGATTTATTATGGCTACCACGCTACTTTCAGACGTAATCGTACCAGAGGTCTTCAATAACTACGTACAGGAGACACTTCCAGAAGTCTCTGCACTTTGGCAGAGCGGCATTATAGCTACGGATCCAGAACTAGACGAGAAGTTAGAAGGTGGGGGGGAAATGGTGAAAATGCCATTCTGGAAAGATATTGACCAGGATGACCAGGTTCGCTCTAGCGACTCAGAACTAAGCACCAATAACATAAGCACAGGCAAAGACATCGCAAGGCTTCAAGGACGTGCTAACGTTTGGGGAGCAGAGGACCTCACGGACGAACTTTCAGGGGACGACCCTCTCGGAGCTATCTCAGAACGTGTAGCAGCATACTGGGCACGGAGATACCAGGACGTACTGATAGCAAGTCTCGAGGGTGTCTTCGCAGACAATTCTTCAAACGACTCAGGGGACCACATCCTAGACGTAACAATTTCTGGAGCTGACAGCCTTACAGAAGATGCCTTAATCTCCGGTCAGAACATCCTAGACGCAAAACAGCTTCTCGGAGACAAGAAAGGCGAGCTTACAGCTATCGCTATGAGATCAGAGCTACACACGAGGCTACAGAAAAACGACCTAATCGACTATATACCTGATTCAGAGCAGGATGTAGGGTTCGGGACTTACATGAACCACACCGTAATCGTAGACGACAGCCTTCCACGGGATAATTCTTCAGCCGATAACGCAGAATACGAATACACCAGTTACATATTCGGGGAGGGAGCAGTCGGATACGGAGAAGGGACCCCAAAAGTTCCAGTAGAAACAGAAAGAAACGGAACCAGGGGCGAAACTAATTTAATCCACCGTAGGAACTTCCTCGTACATCCTCGTGGAGTAGCCTGGCAAGAAAGTTCAGTCTCAGGCGACTTTCCAACTAACACAGAACTAGAAAACGAAGCTAACTGGGACAGAGTTTACGAACCTAAAAACGTCAGGCTCGTAAAGCTCGTAACTAACGGCTAAACTAGCCACAGACTAATAATAGCCGGGGTTTAATAGCCCCGGCTTCTATAAAGGGGTGAACTAAAATGGCTTTAGGCGGAGAGGAACCAATACCAGAACTACCAGCAGAGGCTAAAAACGAAAGAAACAGGCATCGGCACAGCTTCAAGCATTTATTCGATAATTTACGCAGACTAGCCAGAGAAATAAAAGATTTATCGGCCTTAGTAAGTGGGAATATAGGTTTTGCACTTCCAGATAACTATACTCTTGACTCAGTTCCTTCAGACTCAGATACCATAGAGGTTAATTTCGAAGTCCAGGAAGACAGCTATAAAAATGAGCTTTTTGAAGGCGAAGTAACCGTATCAACTTCAGATTCGTCAGCCGACACGGGATCCACAAGTACCGACAGCCCCATAACTGTCAGCAACGGTCTCGGGACAGTAACAGTAACATTCGCAGACAACTGGCAGGAAGGCGATTCCTTTACACTCACGGTAGACTCTCAAGACATTTGCGGCTATACCATAAGCTCGGCTTCCGTAACAATCAGTATATAGGCGGTGAGCTAACATGAACGCAGGGACCTCAACTATAGAGATTTTAAACCGTCTTTTCGGATATAATAAGGCAAATGACCAGGAATACCTCAAGGTCGACCCTCAAAGATCTATAAAAACTTTTACTGGCGAATTTTCTAACAGCCAAACCGACACCAGTATAATTTCGCCTAATTCTGGAAATAAGATTATCGTAGAATATATCTTAATCCATTCAAACGGAAACGTAGGTGAAATAGACCTAGACTTTGACAGTGGAGACAAAATCGGGAAGCTATACACAAGTCAAAATACCAGAATTTTATTAAACAACCTCACAAAAGAAGGAGCTATCGACAAGGACGTACTACTCAACGGTGGAGGCGACAGTTTCTTCGTAGCTATCGGATACACAGAGGAATAAAACCATGTCCTACGCAGACCTGTCCGATTACGCAGAATATACAGGTGAAGACCAGGCCGACCTACCCGATGATTACAGTCGGTTACTCGAAAGGGCTTCAGAGCTAATAGACTACCACGTTATTGTAGAAATAGATACCACCGAACCAAAAATCGAGGAAGCCGTCAGGAAAGCTACCTGCGCACAGCTACAGTTCTGGATACGCAGAGATGACGAAATAGGGTCCGAACAGGACTATGAGAGCATTTCTATCGGAGGCTTTAGTGCTACCAAGGCCGGGGATAACTCAAGCACCGCAGAGGGCCAACAGTTAGCTCCACGAACTATACAACATCTCGGGCAGGTCGGTTTAACATATACAGGAGTGAAGACAAAGTGAGAAAGTTCCCGGACTGGGCTTTCAAACAAACAGCAAAGCTAAAAAGATACCAAGGACACAACGCTTTCGAGGAAGGATACGCCGATCCAATTACAGTACGCTGCGTTTACGAGCAATCTCAGAGCAGAACATACAACCAAGAAGGTGAATTAGTAACCTCAAGCGCCAAGGTCTTCCTACCACCGGATTTAAAACCACCAGAACCAAAAGATTTAATCGAATTTAACGGATACGAACGGGAAGTCCTCAAGGTAGAACCAAAAGTTAACAGACTTTCTGACGAAAGATCGCATACCGAGGTGAAGCTAAAATGAGCAAAAGCTATAACGAATTTAACGACAAAAAGGCCATAGAGGCAAATAGAGCAGCAGCAGTCAAAGGACTGGCCAAAGGATCAGGCTTTCTGCTCACAGAAGCTAACAAGATTTGTCCTCACGACTCAGGAAGACTAGAAGAATCAGGGTTTAACGACGTAGACGGACAAGAATTAAAAGCAGTAGTCGCATACACCCAAGAGTACGCAGCACCAGTTCACGAAATGGATTCAGGAACTAACTTCAAAGGGGACGGGGAGCGTAAGTGGTTAGAGAGGACAGGAGACAGGAAAGGCGAAGAAGCTCTCGAAACAGTTGCAGAAGTTATCAAGAGTGAACTACCATGACAATTTTTGAGTCGCTTATGGCCTTCCTAAGTGATAATATAGAAGACATTTATTACGATCCTGACAATCCAGACATAGGGAACATATTTGCCCCCAGGCTTCCTCCCGAACCAGACATAGCCGTATCAATAGAACCAACCGGAGGGCCAGAAGACAGACAAGCACAAGAAAATAATACCTCCGTCAGGATCTTAACCAGGGGCGACAGAAACGTACTAACTGCTTATAATATCGCAGATAGGATCTCAAGAGAGTTACAAGCATTTACGTCAGGATATTGGCCCGGAGGGGTCTGGGTAGACTTTATAACCACAAATAATCAGCGTCCTGTTTACAGAGACCAGGACGAGAACGGAAGACACATTTTTACGCACAATTTCGATATAAACGCACAATAAGGGAGTGATCCAATATGCTTACAGCTATACCAGCAAGGAATTGGACCATCGAAGTAGAAAACTCTGCCGGAGACAGTTTTATAGAGATTGACGGACTTCAAACTATGACCTGGTCCCATTCAGACGAACAGCTCGACACTACAAACATGAATTCTAATGGGAAAGCAGAAAACATGATTATCGAAAGATCACAAGCAGTCTCGCTAGAAGGGGACTGGATGGAAGACCCGGACGACGGATCCAGAGACCCAGGCCAGGAAAGAGTAGAAACACTCGGGAACGAAGTAGGGCTAAGTTCAATCGGGACCATGAAGTTAACAAGTCCCGGGGGAACTATCTACGAATTTGACGCTACAGTAAGTCTCGGAGAAGCTCTCGGAGGAAGAAACGAAAAGTCTTCCTGGGCCGCAACCTTCAATATCTCAGGTAGTGTCAACAAGACTTAGAGCTTAATAACTAACAAAGGTGATAACTCATGGCTGAACTAACAGTCGAAAAAGCAGATCTTACAGGCCTAAGCCCTACTCAGAACTCCGCATCAAGCGGAGGGGACTCGTTCATAAACGACGGGAAAACCTTCGTAAATATAATCAATAACAGCGGTGGAAGTGTAGACGTTACCATCAACGTCCAAAAAACAGAAAAGGTAGGTGGAGTAACACTTACAATTAGCGATCCGTCAATATCAATACCGGCAGGTGAATCAAGGGTTATCGGGCCTTTTGACAAAGATTGGTTTAACGACTCCGACAAACTCGTTCACATAGACTACTCAGCAGTTACGGATGTCTTAACGGAGGTCGTAAAAGTATGACTCAAGACCCTCAGGGCCATAAAACTGGGGACCCCGAAGCTCAAATAGACCATAACTTTGACGAATACCAGAAAGAAAGAAAAAACCAAAAGCTAACTTTTAAGAAACACGGGGAGGTCTACGAAGTACCACAATCGCCCCCAGCGTCAGTCATGTTTAACGCCCTGGAAGCACAGCAAAGCTTAGAAGATGACAAAGAAATTCCAGCAAGCGTAATTATGAACATCCTCAAGGAAACCCTCGGGGATCAAGTTTATCAACTTAAAGAAGACTGCTCCTGGCCAGAGATCGAAGAAATCTTTCGCTGGATTTGGACAAAGTGGAGGTCCGGCAAAGGGACCTCAGGGCAGGGCGGTCAGGGAAAAGCTGGAAGCTAACAGAACATTGGACAGCAATAGAGGCTGACTTCCAGGCAGAATACGGAATCGACCTGTCTGGAAGTTGGCCTTATAATCATAGCTGGCGAAGGTTTAACGTACTCAAGGAAGCTATAACCGTGAAACCTAATACCGCTTTACACCAAAGTCTCGTACAGTCCTTCCAAAACGAAGACACAGGGAAAGTTGATCCAGAAACAGGCAAACCAGTTCAAGTAATAGAGGACCCCGAAGAGCAAGAGCAAGTTCTCGATAATATACTCGGTCTCGAATAAGG